TTCTCATTATCAGGATCTGTCCTCGAGACACTTGATAAATACGCTTTAAATGAATCTTCATCGTCTCCCGTTACATTGTTACTATAGCGTATGGTTACTTCTGTTTTGTTTTTATACAATGCTAACAGTTCGGGCCATCCGTACCCTGCATTGTATTTAAATTTAGATGAACCACTTACCGTTCCAGATCCTCTTCCTGGTCTAACTTCTTCATCAGATCCAGATTGTTTGTTAGATACATTAATCATGGCTCGGGTTAAGTTAAATGAGTTGTCTACCGCACATGCGATGAGGGTATCATTCACATAGATCCCAAAATCTTCTCCCATGCCGTAGTCTGTTGATGTATAAGACATTATTTAATCCTCTTGATTTTTTATTGTTGTTCTTTGAAAAATTGATCAATTTCTTGGGCTGTAACTGGCCCAATGCCTTTAATTTGTGTCCAATCGTCTGCATAATCTCTTAAGACTTGTAGGGATTCAATTCCTGCGGCAAGAAAATGAGATCTGCCCGGTAACTCTCTAGGTAATTGTGCCTTTAGATATCCAATCTCATTTTTTAAGATGTAAGCGGCTTCTTCACTCCCCTTTGCAAAAGTAAGCTCGGTGCCAGGGTTTTTACGAGTTCCCGTTGTTCTAAGTGTATATGGTTGTTCTAAAATTATAATCATTGGTTTATGCTATAATAAGTTTGTATTCGTGCGATCGAGACTTAACCTTTGAGGCTGAGGGCGGTTCCGATACATTACCTGTTTGCCGTAGAGATAAAACGTTATAGTTATTAACTGTCCCTTTAAATCTATCCAATACAACTCTTGCTACATCTGCTAGATGTGCTGCCGCTGTTATGGTGTTCTCATATAGATCTAGCTGAATGGTTATGATTTTTAAGCCAGCTTCATCACTATTATGTTCGTTAAGCCCACTCACTAGCGTTATAATGCCATAAGGGATGGGCGTACCTTCTGGAGCTTCTCCATGATATATCTTTACCGCGCCCACATCATCAGTTCCAATAGCAGATTTAAAGTCCGCATCTGCATCAAGTAAATGGTATATCACCGCCTCTTCCATTATTCTTCTTTTTGGAGCAGCTTCTTAAATTCGGGGGGAACCTGGGCGCTTCCACTTACAATGGTGATGATGGTAATAGCTAAAAGTACTACTACATCAAAGACAAACTCATTGGTGATGGTTACTTCATTGGCTATAGCTACACCGCCACCAACGCCCACTACGCCACCTAAAACTGAAATTATTTTCCCAATCTTTGGAGTGGGTAATTTTATGCGTTTAATTAGTTTTTTTAACATGGTTCTCTCTATGGTTTTGTTTTTTTGTTTATTGATTTCACTGTATCGGTTAGCTTGTCTAACTCACTTGAAAACCGATTTGTAGTCTCTATGTGTTTTTGTAGCAGATGAGTAATCTCTTTATTGCCGTCCACAATTTGCTTCTTAGTAAACTTATACTCTTTAAACAGCACAATTAGAACCACTACTAAAAGCCCTAAACTGAACATTTGATCAAAGCTTAACTCTACCAATGAATTTGGGGATGTAGTTTGTGCAATCGCCCAAGCGGTTACTAGGCTAATCATTTTAATCGCTATTTGAATGGATTCCCCCATAGTTATCCTCTATAAAATTTTTGCATTTGTGGATGTTCAACTATCTTCAACAAAAATTCATCAGGTAGAGCACTTAACAGCTTATCCATAGCAGATCTGGAACCTTTTACATCTAAAATTTCATCATTATTTACGAATCCAAAATATTCACCAACTATAATGCACCCCTCAGTCTCTTTATAAAGATTGCCACAATGCACTAGGATGTAGGTTCTTCTAGGTACATCTTGAATATGGAAATGCTGCCCATATTTTGTAGAATTTCTTTTTTTTACATGATACTCCCCTGAAGGAATACAGCTCACATATTTTAGGTTGAATAAATCGGTAGGTTCTAAGGTCATGACGGATACTTTTTCGGTTTTACCTTCATAGACCGTCCACACTCCATAGGTGGCGTTGCCATTATCTCTCAATCGTATTAATCGAACCGTTATTTTTTTTGGCATTACACTATATCTCTTGAATGTTTTGCTTCAATATTAGACTTAATCCTTTTCTTCTGGGAATTTCTACCACACTAAGAATTTCGTAGATTTCTCCCCCTCTCATGATTCTATATGCTTTATGATTTAAGCCAGAAACCCAACGAATATTACAACGCAGTTCTATTTCTGTTGCAGTTTGGCCACCTATATCCTCTTGTTTAGCGTGTCTTTGCCAAAACTCAGCATAAATTTCCCGATCGTTATTTTCCCAGCCAATTATTGATTCATTATTTTCATTTCTAACTATTTGACGTTGCTGAAGAATTACTTTTTCTGTTTTAGAGCCATCAAATTTCATACAAAACTCCTTAAGGAATGTACTCCCCAGATATGTTTTGTAGTCCAGGGCAGTTCCTTTACCGTTAAACTTCTACCTTCTGTTACAGCCACATTCTCTCGGTTATTGAATAGAAATCCCACTAATTGAAGTATGCTTACTTTGAGATCTTCCGGCATCTTATGAATAGTGCCATCATAACCAGCGGTGAAGGTTATAATTACAGAATCCATATAGTCTTGTATCTGTGGCCATGCCGTTAGCGGTTGTATTCGCGCCGGTTGGCTGTATATATCTGTAGTATACTTGGAACGATCTAACTCTGTATACGCACCATCACTATTTCTATAATGAATACTAGTGATTTCACTTACTGGATTTTTTGGAAGCTCTATAGCTTCATCACCTTGCGGAAAAGCATCCATCCGATATTCAAAAGTACCAGATGGAAGCTGTCGCCATGTAAATTGTTCACAACTTCGGGTTGCACTTTTAATAAACAACGAAAGCAGAGCAAGCGTATCAGCATCCGTATCATCGATGGGAATGCGGCATTGTTGTTTGGCTTCATTGAGCGAAACAATCTGATCTTGAGGCTCTGTTATGGTTGAAATTAATCGAGTGCTCACGAGTTATTTTTCCTTTGATGCCTGTTTGTTTTTAACCGGTTCTTTCTTGATCACTGTATAGTCTTTCCCCGTTGCTTTTGCTGCCTGTTCTGGCATCTCAGTAGGGATTCCTTGCCTATAGCTGTAGCGTTTGCCTTTGTGTTTAGCTACACCATTTCCTTCAATGCTTACGCATACTGTTTTTACATTTGCCATTTTTCAACTCTTATTTTTAAGATTTATTTAAGCAACCAAGGCCGAAGCCCTGGTTGTTAGGTTATACTCTAAGAAGCAGCACTTTTGGCTACAGCAAAGCACTTTTCAAATGCCCATGGCACTTTAAAGCCCACGCGCTCAGTGATGCGGAGTAACGCACCATCTGCTTGAAAAGCATTGTAGATGATGGCCCCATCGGAACCTTGAATTACTGCTTCCTTACTTATATCTGCTGTAATTCCTCTGCGTTGTCCCATGAGCGCTCTCTTTGGGTTTCCAAACACGAGAAATGGTTGATCTGCACCTACATCACTATAAGCTGGCATGGTTTCTACGGTTACAATAGGATAGCCAAGCAATGTATCAGGGCCTTTTCCTGTAATATTTTGTTGAAAGATGCGGTTCCCTGCGGAATTTTCGAATTGCTCGATAACATCTTTAAAGGTTCGATGCATAAACCAGCAAGCGCCTACTTGTGCAGATTCACTTACACTATTTTTCATAGTTCGGAGATCTGCCTCAGCCAAGAAGGTAGCATCTGTTTCTCCTGCTTCTCCAGAAACTACCTGTGCGCCAGGTAAATTTAAAAGACCTACAAACGAACCATAAGTCGTGCTTCCATCTCCGACAAAAGCTGCTAAATCTTCTTTTTCAGAAATGGATTCAGCAAATGCCAATTGTGTTACAGGAAGTAATGCAATGGCTTGGTCTTCTTCCAGCTCCGAAGTCCATTTCGTTAACCCTGCAAGTTTTTTAGTGGTCAACTGTCCTGGTTTAAATTCGAAAGCAGAGGCTTCAATATTTGCTCCTTCTTCCACCCATTGCGCTACCACTTTGGTTGCTACATTTTTGAGATCGATATCTTTAGATATGAGCGGAATTCTACGGAAATATTGTCTTGCCTTACCATGCTGTTCAACAGTAACAAAGAGTTCTGCTAAAAATGGTTTAGGTAAAAGATGCCCTGCTTTCGGTGTGTCCGTGGTGGAAGTGGTATGCAATCGGATTTCCAATGCTTCCATCAAGTTGTTTCTTACGATGGCTGGTAACTCAGATTGTCGAATTACCTCTGCGGCTTCATGATCTTCAGCCACAATTTGAGCATCGCTTAAGCCAGAGATCTCTTTGCGTAATTCACGCAACATCCGACCACCTTTTTCTTTCTCATCGCTCGCTTGTAGCGTTAACGCAGAAAAATAGCGCACGGTTCTACGCTTCCAGTCCGTTTTAGGCGCTTCGTCCTCTATAACCTGAACACCTGGAGTTTGGTTATGCTCTATACCAGCAAGCCGTTCAAATTGTTCGGCTTGCTCAATATTTCGCGTGGCTTCGGCCAAGTATGCATCTACTTGATCCAGTTCTTCTTGTATTAGTGAGCGGCTTTCTGACTCTGCTAGTGCATGAATTTCCTCTGCTTTTTCCGTGAGGGATCCTGCACTTTGGCGGAGCTGCAATGCTCTCTCAGAATTTTTCATTATTTATCTCCCTTAATTTTCAACATTTTGATTTTTTGTTTTTGCGTTCCCTCGCGGATCGCAGTATCTGACGGTTTGTCATTTTCTTCTGGTTCTTCTTGTGGTGGTTCTTCCTGTACATTTCTCTCGGGTTTTTTTCCCTTTTCTAACATCTCCATCACATCAAATACACGAAGATCCCCAATTTCCTCATAGGTGAATTCTTGACCTAGTTCTCTCTTTAAAAACTGTAAGGCATTGGCTGCATAATTCCGAAGATTTCGTTTTAAAGTGCTTCTGTTGGAAGGAATATTACAGATGGAAAGCTCCAGTAATTCTTGCTTATCTGGGATATAGGCATGTGTTTGCCTATTGAATTTGGGATATAAAGCCATCCTTTGTTCTTCTCCAGTTTTTAAATTTATCAAGGTACCTCCCCCAATAGGATTAAACCCAGCCGAAGAAGCTCTTAATGAGCCATTCAGAACCTTTTTA